ACGCCGACGCGTAGCGGTCGGCCAGTTCCCGGCCCTGATGGACAGCGCCAAGCACCCGCGGGACCGCATGCTGATCGTCCTGGCCATCTACCTGCTGGCCCGCTCAGTGGAGATCACCGGCATCCGGTTGAAGGACGTCCGGCTGGACCAGGGGGTGATCCGGATCACCGTCGCCAAGAAGAGCAACGGCCAGGTCGTCACCGACGACATGGCCATCCCGAAGAAACTGGACGCCGAGCTGCGCGCGTACCTGCAGTGGTACTCGAGCGAGTTCCCCGAGATGAACCCCGAGTGGTTCCTGGTGCCGGGCATCTCCGGGCCACGGTTCGTCTCCCGCTACGAACGCACCTACGGTCAGATGATCCCGTGGCGCCGTTTCCGGCGCCCGTCCGCCGTGATCAACCGGTGCTTGGCGTCGATCGGTTTCGCGGTCCGCGACGAGGACGGCGCCTCACTACACGAGGGGATGCACACTCTGCGCCGGTCAGCCGCCCGGGCCCTGTTCGACGTCCTCGTCAAGAAGGGGTACGACGGCGCCCTGCGCCGCGTCCAGGCCATGCTGCACCACAAGAACGCGTCGATGACCGAGCATTACATCGGGATCGACCTGGATCGGCAGCAGCGCAACGCGGACATGATGGGCGCCGAGGTGTACCCGTTCGAAGCTGAGAACGTGGTCCACCTGGGGCAGGCCCAGAACCGGGCTTCTACTGGCCAGTAACCCTGTTCTCAGTGTAGGAATCCGGAGCTAACTACCCTTCCGGGTACCCTGGGCCGCATGGTCGTACGAGTCAAGGAAGAACGCACCTGCGACGCGCCAGGGAAACACGACGGTGAAGTCAAGCCCGCCGAGCTGATCATCGATGGCCGGCTGTACAAGCCGGACTGGTGCGAGAAGCACCGGGCCCAGGCCAAGGCACTGCTCGGCAAGGTGAAGCCGGCGCGGCGCGGCCGCAGCAGGATGGTGCCCGTCGACCCCGATGAGATCCCGCGGATCGGCGTCGGGTCCTGAGACGCAAAGTAGAGCCCCCGCCGTGAAGCGGGGGCTCTTCCTTTTCTGCCGGCAGAGGCGGAGCCGGGGGGAGGACTGCCTCTGCTGTGTTCCACTACATCACGGCTACGTCAGCGTCCGCAATGTGACGACGAGCACACCACCCCAGGACGCGTTCTGCTTGTCGGCGGTCGGCTGGGTGTGGCGAATGAGTCGCATCTCCTCGATCCGGCACAGGGTGCCGGCCGTGGGTTCCACGGTGTAGTCCCGCAGGATGATCGGACCGCCGGCGTTCTCCGCCTCCTGGAGCGCCTCGTAGCGTTCACGGGCGAAACCGTCATAGCCCTCCAGCTGGCCGGTCGACCAGTACTCCCGGTCGTAGCACTCCAGCGGGATCTGGTAGATGCGCTGCGGCTTGGCCGCCGGCAGCGACTTCACCTGGACACCGTAAACCGTAGGTCCGGTGATGAGATCGCCGTGGCGGGCGAAGTTCAGCTTCACGCTCGCGAACCGCATCGGGTTCGCCTCGGTCGGCACCTCGGCCACAGCCAGGTTGGTGGCGCCCTGCGTGTTGTACGTGATCAGAGAACGCTCAGTGTCAGCGTCGTTCAAGACCACAACCTCGAGCGACCCAGCCAGCGGGGCCACCGTGGTGGCGATCCGCTGGAACGACTTCGGTTCATCGGTGCGGTACCGGATGCGGCCAGTGATCAGGTAGCCGGTCGCCTCCAGTTCGGTCGGCACCCGGTACACCAGATGGCCGTCGGAGGTGCAGACGATGGGACGCTCGTTGCGGACCGTGATGCCGTGGAAGGCGGTGGAGCCCAGCTCCATGTCCGCGGCGTACGCGAACACACCTTCCTCAACCTCGACCGACGAGTCGATGCGCCACACCTTCGCTTCGTCACCCCAAACCAGCCACCACCAGCGCCCGGCGGAAACCACCTGGGGCTTGGCGGTGGACGGCACCTCAGCCCGGTCCATGAAACGGGGCCCGTACACCATCTCCTCACCCGAGGTGGCCGCTACGCGCACACCACGGTTCGTCACCATCAGCACCATCGAGGAGGCCAGCGACGAGATCCGCAGGACCCGCTCATCGTTCGGGAGGACCGCTGTGACCAGAGCACCAGACAGTGTCGGCACGGCGCCAGCCGTGTCCAGGGTGATCTTCTGCAGGCCGCTCGAGCCGTCGCCGTACCCGGAGAAGACGATGCCGCCGGGGGCGTCACACAGGTCGGTGTACGTGAACGCGGTCGACGGGTGGGAGTAGTCAGCGGCGACCGCCACGGGAGCGCCGGCCGGGCCACCGGCCACGTCGATCTGCCACAGCTTGTTGCCGTTCACCGCCCACAGGCGGTGCTTGGCCCACAGGATGCGCATCGGCTTAGTCGGGTCGGCCCCAGTGAGCTGCCACACGACAGGGGCGCCGCCAGCCAGGGTGCCGTTGTAGACCCTGACAGACAGGGCGCTCACGTCACCGATCGCCCACCAGTCAGTGTCGCCGGCCAGCACATGGTTGAAGATGGTGCCAGGTTCGGAGAACAGTGTCGTGGTCCCCGTGCCGCCGTCGAGGTGGTTGTACTTCGCGACGTTGCCGGAGCGTCCCACCACGGCGGCGTTGAGCGACGGGTCAGGGATGGCAGCCACAGACTTGACCGCACCGTCGGTGACGGACGCCCCGCGGCGAAGCATCGTCACCTGACCCGGAGTCCAGACGTCGACACCCTTGGACTCCCAGAACCTAAAGGTGTCCTTGACTTCGCCGCGCGCCTCGACGTAGCGGGCGCCAGCGCCCTCATGGAAGCTGTTCTGGTTGCGGAGCCACCAGCCAGCGAGACTGTTCTCGCCGGCCTCGGGCTCGACGTCCTGCTGTTCCTTCTGGACCGGGGCAGTGGTGATCGTCATCGGCAGGTCCGGCATCACCGCGGTCCGGAAGGGCACACCCGCGATGGTGTAGTGGATCTCCCGCCCAGCGCGGTCGAGGGGCGAGTCTGAAAGGCTTGTCTCCCGCGTAGTGAACGGGAAGGGAAGCCGTTCGGCGAAAGACTCGGTCATCAGAAGTAGTTCCTCACGATGATCAGGCCGCCGGCTCCGTCACCACCAGCTCGGGCAGTGCCGGCCGCGTCGCGGTTCAGGCCACCGGAGCCACCGGAGCCGAACCCGGTACCCGGGCGGCCCGTGGTGCTCGTGGAGCTGAGCGCAGAGTTGCCGCCGTTGCCGAACATGGAGTCAGCACCAACGCCGGCTTCGCCGACTGCGCCAGCAGTCCACCGGGCGTTGCCGCCGGAACCGCCAGTCATGTTCAGGTCGCCGCCAGATCCGACACCGCCCGCTCCACCAGACTCGATGCCGTTGACGGCGTTCGTGCCGCCGGCACCGCCAGCTCCACCAGTCGCAGAGCAGTGGGCGCCGAAGCTTGAGGAACCGCCAGCAGAGCCGGCGTTGTCGCCCGCTACGCCACCAGCGCCACCCGCTCCAACAGTCACGGTCTCAGAGGCACCGAGCGACGCAGCGAGAATCCGCTTGCGGGTGTAGCCACCCGCACCGCCACCGGCCCCACAGGACGCTTGGCCGGCCGCGCTGGTTGCCGCGCCGCCACCGCCAGCTCCAGCAGCGAGGACTTCCACCTCGATCCACTTCAGACCAGTCGGCTTGTTCCAGGTGGAGCCTGCCGTGTAGACGTTGACCGTCGGGTCGATGTTGCGCAGGAACGCACCGTCGACGATCGGTGGGGTGGTGAACGTGTAGGACCCGCCGAGGGTGCCACCGCCGGACGCGTTCAGCAGACCGTTCACAGTGGTCGTGGCGCTGAAGGTCTTCGCGCCCGCGATGACCTGCGCGCTGCCGGTGTCCACCAAGGACCCGGTGGCACCGTGAATGCCGGTCGTCGAGTTGATGTGCGTGTTGGCTTCGGTCGCGTCCCCGGCCGTGAAGCCGTGGGCGATCACGGAACCGGCAGCGTGCGCAGACGCCGTGGAGCCGTCAGAGCCGCGGACAACGGTGAGCGTGAGGCCCACGATGTTCGAGACGTCGACGATCTCTTCGAGGGCAGTGTCCGGTTCGATGATGGCCCGAAAGGGGAACTGTGTCGGCCAACCGGTGATCGAGTCGACCACGATCGACGTGGTCGTGTTGTTCGCGACGCCGCCGGGGATGGTGTGGGCCGGCGCGTTCTTGTAGTACCTGGTGGGCATCAGTTACCTCGTTGCGTAGCGCTTGGCCGGCGGATGGGTCATCAGGAGCCGCTTACGTTCCTGTGCCTTGGCTCGCTCGTAGAGGGCGAACATCTGGGCGGCGATCTTCGAGGGGTCGCCAACCTGGAGCCCTTGGGCTCGGGCCTGCTGCTCAACGGCCCGCAGGTTCAGGCGGGGCAGCTCCATGAACTGGACGAGCTGGCCGCACGCGTACCAGAGGAGAACCTCGTGGGCGGACTCCGGGATCTTGCAGGTCGACTCGAGCACGTCGCTCGTGCTCGTCGGGCTGGTGTAACGCCCGGCGTAGGTGACCTGCACGGTGCGCCCAGGCTGGATCGCGGTGTGGAGCACGAGCGCCTTGCCGGTGCCGGTGGCCGCGTTGTGGTCGATCGTCCAGTACGGGATCGTCAGCCACTCCTGCGAGGGGCCGATCATCTCGTACTGCACCTTCAGGACCCGGTCCACGGCGGCCGGGATCTCATACGTGGTTTGCACCGGGCTCGACGTGAACTCGGTTGTGGCGACAGCGAACAGGTCCGGTTGGGCCGCGAGGATCCCCCGCTTGATCGCGTCGTAGATCCGCACCCGCGGGAACAGCGGGTCGTTGACCACCTTCGTGTTGACGGCGTGGGCGGCGGCCACGGAGCCGGAGACCCCACGGCCGTACGGCGCCATCTCGATCGACGTCGATCCCACCGTGTCGACGTGGAGCAGTTCGTCGTCGATCTCGACGAGCCCCTGCGTGATCTTCGTGGGGTGCTGCACCAGGAAGTTGGTGTCCGAGTCCGAGACGTCGTCGATCAGGTACGTCGCCGCCTCGAGCGTCCCGGTGAAGTTGTGCAGGTGGGAGCTGATCTGCTCGATGAGCTGACTGACGGTGGTCATCGGTCAGCCCCGATCAGTGCTGAACTTCGCGCACGGAGAACGTGAACGAAGGCGTGGTGCCGCCGATGGTCCAGCGCACCCGGTAGCAGTCACCCTTGGCTTCGAACGCCTTGGCTGCTGTACCCACGGCGGTCTTCTGGGTGAACGAGTCCGCCGGCTCACCCACGAGGAACGTGGTGCCGCCGTCGAAGCTCCACTCGACCGTGAGGTCCAGCGTCGGGGTCGTGCCGGAGGCCGCGGTGATATTCACGCCGAGGGTGAGCCGGTGCTCGCCGTTGACCGCACCGTTGTGGCGGTTCAGCCGCATGTTGCCGCTGGTGCCGGTGGTGGTCCTGGCCGCAGAGGCCGCTACTTCGTTAGGGCCGATCATGCTTCACTTCCAGTTCTTGTCTCTGCTGTGACATTCAGAGCAGACGCTCGAGCGTCTTCAGCTGCTTGGTCTTCGTGGCCAGGTCCTGCGAGTAGGGCTGCTGGTGCTTCTCGGACCATCGCTCAGCGGCGAGGATCTTGGTGGTGGAGGTGCCGTCCGGCTGGATGCCCTGGTTGCGCGCGGCCTCATACCGGTCCAGTTCGCTGTCCCACGCCTTCTGGCGGGTGCGGTCCTGGTTGCCCAGGCCGCTGACGCTCACTGAACTGACCCGACAACCGAAGCAGCCGGGGACATACTCGGGGTGCGTTTGCCTCTGATGCAGAGTCACTTCACTGCCCTCCCAGCATCGGTCCGAGCAGCGCCCCAGCGCTGCCCCCGACAGCTGCGGCTACGCCGGCAGCGATCCATGCCGACCGCTCCAACCTGCGGAGCCGCGTTTCGTGGTCTCGGATCGTGCCCGGAGGGACCTCGTCCTCGAGCCGGCGGATCCGCTGCTCGTGGTCCTTGGTGCCGTCGCCGGACAGGTCCAGCTTCGTCTCGATGCGCACCAACCGTTCAAAGACCGGTTCCGGCATGGACACGGGCTCGTTCATACGTTCTCCAGGTACTGCGCCGGCAGCCCCGTCGCGGCCGCTTCGGCGTCGGTGAGGTTGTAGATGTGACCGCCGAGGAACCAGTTGCCGTCCCCGAGGTCGCGGAGCAGCTGCTGGCTCGGCGTGATGATTTCCTGCCAAACGCCTTCGACCTTGATCAGGGACTTCGAGTAGATGTCGAGCTGGTAGCGCGACAGCAACGGCCCCGGACCGGCCGGACGCGAATAGGTGGGAAACACGACCCTTTTTGCCATAAGTGCCCTTTCGACGAAGAGGCCCCGCCCGGTCAGGGGCGGGGCCTCTCTCAGTCAGCTGGATCAGGTGTTCGCGATCGAGCTGCCGGTCTCGAGCCGCACCAGGTTGTTCTGGCGGTAGATGGCCCAGTTCAGCGCGCCGTGCCAGCCGAACGCGCGGTGACGCGACAGCTTGTCCACGACACCCGGCTCGGCGATGACCGTGCCCGGCTCCTTCCACACGACCTCAGCCAGAGCCTGGCGGCCCCGGAAGATGGCCCGGTAGTTGGTGGCCGACGCGGCGCCGTCGTTCGCGACCTTCACACGCGGGGTCTCCTGGAAGAAGACACCCTCGTAGACGCCGATGACGCCCGGCCAGAACACGTCCGGCGCGGCGTACTTGTGCAGGTCCTGCCAGCCGCCGGCAGCGCTCTCGCGCCGCAGGTCGTACGACTGGTTCGGGTGCACCAGGGCGTGGTACAGGTCGCCGACCACGGTGTCCGCGGACTTCCGCACCAGGAAGGTACGGATGGCCCGGATGTCGTCCGAGTCGATCACGTCGGCCGCGTCGACGGTCACGGTCGAAACCGCGTTGCCGCCGTAGAACACGTTGGTGCCGGCGTTCGCGATCGTCTTGATCTCGTTGTCCAGCGACACCGCCTGGTCCCGGGCCAGCTGGTCCAGGATCATCGGGTCGACCTGCGCCAGCGAGGTCTGGTCGAGCTTGAACGATCGCACGACGAGACGGCCCCACTCGGCGAACGCGACGTTCACCGTGTCGTTGGCCGGAGGCGCGACGGCGTCCGGCTCGGCGATCTCGGTCAGTGCGGCCGAGGTCTCCGCCAGGTCGTTGTAGATCTGCAGGGTGTAGGTCGAACCGGCGTGAGTCGGGTCGGCCAGGTACTTGTCGACAGCGCCCCGGAAGAGGACCTTCGAACGGTTCGCGTTCTCGATCATCTTGTCGTAGGCGGTGGTGACCAGGGTCGACAGAGTCGACACCTGGGTATAGGTGTCAGCCATGGTTGGCTATCTCCTTGGGTGGGTGGTTGAGCGCCCGCCTCAGCGTGTAGCGGCTGCGAGTGCGGCCTGGACCTCTTCCGGCGTCTGCGCGGCGGCCATCAGGCGCGAAGCCTCAGCCAACTTGCTCGGGTCGGCAGGCAGGGCATTCAGCTGCGCACTCTGGAACGCAGCGAATTCAGCGGCAGCGTCACCCGGAGGGGTCTCCTGGTTCTGCTGGTCGCCGTCGGGAACCTGCTTCGCACCAGCGAAGAGGGAGCTGTTCTCCTCCAGCCAGGTGTCGACAGCCTTCTCGTCGGAAGGGTCGACGCCGTCCTTGGCGATGAACTTGCTCAGGGCCGGGTTGTAGCCCTTTCCCTCGAGTACGGTCTTGAGGGTCGTCGTGGTGACCTGGCCGCGCAACTTGCCGACCTCAGTGGTCAGCTCCTTGTTCTTAGCCAGGGCCTCTTCGAGCTGCCGCCGCAGTTCGCCGCCGGAAGACCGGCCGCCACCGCGGTTGTCGAAGTCGTCGTAGCCCTCGTCGTCGTACATACCCATTACTCCCCATCTCCTCTAAGGATTCGCGCACGCCAACGAGCCCCCCGGGGGAGGAGGGCTAATGCTCGTGCGGCTACCGGTCTTTCAATACGCTTCGCTGTGGGGCCGGTCGATCCATGCGAAGGGTGGACAGGTGCGCTCCCGAGCGCCGGCTGGGCCTAACCCAGAACCTGCCCTGTTTTCCTCAAAACACTGACTACTGCAATAGAATCCAGAAGGATCAGTACGCGTTGGACCCTGTGGCCTTCCCCGTCTTCCCCTTGCTGGAACCACTGAACGTTGCACGTTCCTGCGAGGCGAGCTTCTTGCGTTTCTCGCCGGCCTTGGCGTCACCACCGAAGACCTCACTGGCAGCCTCTTCGACGGTGTAGCCGTCGAGGCCGTAGATCTTGGCGAGCTTGTCGGTCTCGCCCTGGACTTCCTGGATGGCCGCGAAACCCTTCTCGGCGTCCTCCGGGTTCACGCCGAACGCGCCGTACTGGTTGGCCAGGTCCCGGCTCACGTCGTAGCCGTGTCGCTGGGCGGCGGCCGCGAAGCTGACGGCCTTGGCGGTGCGCTGCAGAACCGGTAGGGCCCGCTGCGGGTCCATCAGGTAGGCGGCGTAGTCGGAGACCCCAAAGCCGGTGATCTTCCGGATCGCGTCCAACCCAGCCTTGTCCCTCATGGCTTCGGTCTGCCACGCCTTGACCCGGTCGTTCAGTTCCTGCGGCGACAGGTCGTTCTCGAGGAACTTCTGGAAGTCGGCCTGCTGGTCGTAGAAGCCCTTCGGCATCCCCGACGTGGCGAGCACCGAACGGTACGAGCGTTCAGTCTCGAGGTACTCCCGCGGGGACAGGACGGACAGGCCCGCCTTCTTGCGGGCCTCGTTGGCCGCGAACCTCGCCTTGTACTGCGGGGTTTCCTGCAGCATGATCGTGATCGTGTCGCTGCCGAAGCCCTGCTTGATGAAGCCGATGATCGAGCCGGCCAGCGACTCCAGGTTGTACTGGCTGAACATCGAGATGAGGGCGGCCGCGGCGTCCCGCTGCGGGCCGGCCAGCTTGGCGTAGTCCTTCATGTACTGCGACGGGATGCCGGCCACCGGCGGGGGCGGGGGCGTAGTCGGCGCCGGCTTCGGCGGCAGGTCCTGTCCCGCGTCTCCCCAGCCTGGCGTAGCCATCAGTTACCTCCAGCTAGCAGGCCAAGATCCTCGAGGACCTTGCGGCCAACCGACATGATCTCGTCCTGTGCACCTTGCGTCTTGTTCCAGCGGGGATCGGCCTTGAGTTGCTTCTCGAACTCCCATAGCGGCATCCCCGTCGGGGCGCCGGGCTTACCGCCCTTGCCGGGCGCCCTGTGAGTCAGAGCCTTCTGGATGAAGGCGTCGCTGACCGAGATGCCCCGGTCGCTGATCTCGAGCGTCTTCGCCATCAGCTGCTTGTACGGTTCGGCGATGTCCCTGATCGTCATGCCCTTGGCCAGTTCGTCGGCGAAGCCGGCGTACTTGCCCATCGCCGCCTTGCGGTAGTAGGCGATGGTCGACGTCAGGTCCTGCTGCTGGTTGGCGATCGCGTGGAGCTGGCGGGCGATCGCGGTGTCGGAGAACGGGACACCGTAGTCCTCGGCTGCCTGACGCAGCTGCCGCTCAGCTTCGCCGAGCGTTCCACCGAGACCACCCTTGGTCATCAGGGTCTGCGTCTTGACCAGGCGTCCCGCCAGGTCCCGCAGCTCACCTTCGCCGTAGCCGTAGTAGAGGGCGTGGTCGGCGAACTTCCAGAACTCCTTGCCGCCCGGGTTCCGGCCGGTCAGCTGGTGGTACATGTCGGCGAGCGTCGCCCGCGTCTGCGCGCGGCGCCGGTTCCACTCGGCGGGGTCCGCCTTGCGGAGAACCTCGGACTGCCGGGCAGCCTCGGAGCGGGACTTGTACCACTTGGTGTTGCGCAGCTCGGCGACGAAACGCTGACCCGAGTACGAGTTCTTGACCGCCCGGTCGAACAGGGCGGAAAGGTCGGGGCTTGAGCGCAGCACAGCAAGAGCCCAGCCGTACTGCGCGGCCATCTCCTGCTGGTTGATCTGCGGGGTGACTGGCATGTTCCCTCTCAGTAGTCCAAGGAGACGCCCCAGGCGCCTTCGTCGTCACCGAGCTGTCGGATGCGAACGCTCAGGCCTGGCCGCGGAGCCTCGGCGATCAAGCCGTTGCCCATGTAGATGGCGATGTGGTCGGCGCCGTTGTTCCGACTCGAGTTGTCCCAGGCGACAAGGTCGCCCGGCCGAAGCGCCTTCAGGCCTACGCGCCTCCCGGCGCGAGCCTGCTGGTTGGAGATCCGTGGGAGGTTCACACCCGCTTGGCGCAGCACGTACTGCACGTAGCCGCTGCAGTCCAGGCCGTTGTCAGGATCGGTGCCACCCCAGACGTACGGGGTGCCCAGCAGCTTCTTGGCCATGTTCAGCACCAGGGCCCGGCCGCCGCCGGCAACGTCCGTCTCCTTCGGGAAGATGCTGGAGAACGTCTCCGCGTCCGGCATACCGGGCGGCGCCTGCGCCGGCAGGAAATCCATGGCCAGGCTGAACGCGGGCGCCTCGTTGGCCGCCTCGATGCCGGGAGCCGCAGCGGACTCCACGCCAGGCGCAGCCCCAGTCTCAGGGACCGGGGAGGCGATCTGGTCTCCCATGTCGGCCAGGACCGACGACTCCTGCGTGGACGGCTCGAGCGAGCTGTCGACCTCCGTTGCTCCCAGATTGGGGGTAACTGGGAGTTCGCTGGGTGCAGTACTGCCGATCTCCCCGAGCAGCTCCCGGGCCTTACCCTCGTGCTTGGCGTAGGCGTCTGGGAACGCCGAGACCTGGACCTTCTGGGCAGCCTGGGTCAGCGACCACTGGTTCCGTTGCTGGAAGTCGAGCAGGCCGCGCTGGCCATCCGCTCCCCCGGTGAAGAACATCCGGGCGGACTTGACGGGGTCCATGCGGTCGTTCAGGCTGGCCCAGCCGGCGCGCTGCTGGAAGAGGCCGACCGAGTCACGGTCGCCGTAGTTCAGGTTGCGGAGGCCGGACTCCTGGAAGGCCGCCATGATCGCGATCAGGATGTCGCGGTTGCTGGCGCCAAGCGAGCGTCCCACGCTCGAGATCACGCGGGCGTTGCTGAGCTGCTCGTTGGTGAAACGAGACTCTCTGGGGGTCGGCATGGCTTAGTCCGTCGGGGAGCCGAGTGCGTCAAGCAGCATCGGCATGTAGTAGCCGGAGGCCTGGAGGGCTCCGTATTCCTCGTCCTGCATCGCCATGTCCTGCGCCGCGAGCTGGGCCGCAGCCGCGGTCGCGTCAGCGCCACCAGAGGAGACGCTGGCCTGACTCACCGCCTCACCGTCGAAACCGAACTGCGTGGTCGTCTTGGTGACCTGCGGGTTCTGCCTGGCGATCGTCTGAGCCTTCGCGATGAAGTCGTCGATCTCGTCGTTCGAGGCCCGCCGGCCGAGGAACTCCTGCGCAGCCTTCTCGAACATGAGGCGGGCCTGGCTCGGGTCCATCTCCTCGATGCTGGTGGAGATCGTCGTCTTCGACTGCGGCTTCCCGCCGACCATCTGCTTGCCGCGCAGCTCGAGCAGCGACCACGGCGTGACCTTCTTGCCGGTCAGCGAATACGTGGCGCCGGCCTGGTCGAGCACCGACTTCCACAGCTTGGCCACGTCGTCATACGACTCGACGTCGAGGCCGGCCTTCTGCATCCGCCCCTTGATGTCGTTGAAACGGTTCTCGTCCGCGAGCCACGCCATCAGCTGGTTCTTGTCGACGACATTGTCGATCTGGACGCTCTTCGGGACGCGGTACTGGCCACCCTCGAACTCGCTGTCGCCCGGCAGGGCGCGGCGCACCGCGGCCTCCTTCGCGCCCATGTAGATGGCGCTGCCCTCCTTGCGGAGGCGTGCGCGGCGGATCTCGTCGGTGGCGTTCTTCTGGGCGGTGAGGCGGGCCTTGATGCTCGCGTCGCTGACCCCACCGAACAGCCCGGGGTCGGCCAGGCTGCGCGGCTTCTGCTCGGCCGCGAGGGCCTGAGCGTTGGCGTCGACACGGTCCGCGGCCTGCAGCATCGAGATGCCGGAGATCGGCTCACCCTGACGCTTGTCGAACTTCTTGTCCGACACCTTCTGGGCGAGCTGGCGCCCGGCCTCGTCGCGAGGCGTGAAACCTGCCGGCGGCGTCACGGCCGGCTTGGCCGCGGGCTGGTCAACCTTCGTCCCAGGCTTCGCGGTGCGGGCGGCCGCCTGCTTCCGCTCTTCGTCCCTGCGTCGCTTCCGGGCGGCGGCGAGCGCCGCCTCAGCGGACGTCGTCTTCTTCTTGCGCCGGGTGCGGCGCTCTCTCTGGTCAGCCATCAGAACCCCCAGCTAACGCTGGCGGCCGGCGCGTTCTGCACCGAAGTCAGCGGCTCGAGCAATGGGTCACGCTCCAGGAAGGGGTGGTAGATCCACTCGGCGAAGCGGATGTTGGCGCCGGCCAGGTCCTGCACGGCGTCGGTGAACTCCTGCTTGAGCGGGATTGCGTCTTGCGAACCAGGGGTGATCCCCAGCTCGTCGAGCTGCTCACCCAGCGCCTGGCGCAACGCCAGGTACTCGCGGACAGCTCTCATGTCGTCTCGGCCCGACACCTTCGGGTTGGTCGCGATCTCAGCCAGCGCCTCGAGGTCGCGGGTGAACTTGCCCGGGTCCATCGACTCGAAGTCGACGCGCCACGCGGGGTTCTCGGCCTTCAGGTTCTCCACGAACTCCTTGCGCGTGGCAGTCAGCTCTTCGTCGTCGGCGTAGGTGCGGAGCCCACGTTCGTTGGCCAAGCCGTCGACGGTGTTCATGAACTGCCGGTACTTGTACCAACCGAGCGCCGTGTCGGCGTCAGCCGCCGCCTCCTGCGAGTTGGCCACGGACCGGAACGTCTCGCCCGAGGCCGGGCTGATCTCACGCGACTCCTGCCAGCGGTGCGCCGACTGGTTGAAGTCGCCCTCACCTTCCTGGCCCACGATGATCCGGATCAGGTTGGCGTTGGACTGGCCGTCGGCCGAGATGCCGTACTTCGAGATCAGAGACTCGTACCGCTTCGACGCTTCGACCGCTTCAGCCGAGGAGCCGAGGCCGGCGTTGTTCTTGCTCATCCCCTGCACCAGCGGGAAGAAGCTCTCGCCGTACCCCTTGATGAACTGCTCGTCAGCCCAGCCACGCTCGTGGCCCTCGTTGCGTTCCCGCGACTTGAGGTCGCGGTACGCGTCGACGTACAGCTTGTAGGGGCTGTCGAAGATCGCCGGGAACGGGTTGCTGAAGTTGTTCAGCAGCTTGAGGTACCCGACGGAGCGGGCCCGCTGCGCGGCGTCCTCCCACGTCGGCGGCTTGTTGCCGAACCTCAGCGGGTCTTCCCGGTACTCGTGCTGCATCGCCATGAAGATGCGCTCGGTGTCGTACATGTGGGCGCGGCTCTGATCGTTGATCAGTTCCTCGGCGCGCTTGAACACGCTGGGCGCCACGGCGTCCCAGACGCCCTCCGGCGGACCGTACGGGTTCACGAACTTGGCCAGGCCCTCCATGCTCGGGTTGGCCACCTGGAGCTTGCCGACGGGGATGGCCATCAGCGGGCCGAAGCCCGGCTGCAGACCACCCTGTAGGACGATGTTCACCGTCTGCTTCGGGATGCGGAACTCGGAGTCCCCAACCTTCAACGACTTGCCGCCAATACCAGGCACCCACGAAGGGGCCCTGAGCAGCATGTAGTTGGCGTCCGTGAAGTTGTCCCTGTCTACCGGCTTGCCGTCCTTGTCGACGACGAGGCCCAGCGAGTTGGGCGCGTTCCACGCCAGGTAGGCCTTCCCGAGGATCGACGGGTCCTCGGAGGCGATGCGGCCCCACTTGCGGACCGTGTCCTCCCACGCCGCGATGAACGGGCTGACGAAGCGCATGGCGTGAGCCAGGTCGCTTCGGGTCGCCACGTCGAACATGTAACGCTTCAGCGTGTCCTGGGCCTTCTTGTGCGCCTGGTCCTGGATCAGCTTCTGGATCGAGCCAGAGGTGAAGTGTTCGATGCGCGGGTCGGCCAGCAGGAACTCGGCGCGACGCTTGGCCTCCTGCTCGTACACCGCGGCGTACAGCGGGTGCCGGGCAAGCTGGTCTTCGGGCGCGTCCGAGATGAACGTCATGTAGCGAGACATGAAGTTGTTCAAGGCCTTCGCGGCGTGGTTGCCGCGCTCAGTCGCCAGGCTCAGCGACTCGCCGTGTACCGGCGGCCGCAGCTCGACATCAGGGAACGCTGCCTCGAGGTCGTCCTGCTTGATGCGTTCCTTGACCGCCTTCTCGCGCAGCGCGCGCGAGGGCAGGTAGTGGTTCACGTAGCCGACCACCTCACGGGCGGCCTGCTCACGGTTCGCCCACGTCCACTGCAGCCGGCCCATCAGCTCACGCCCCTCGGGCGTGGACTTGGCCCACTTCAGCAGGGCAGCCGTGGCCTTCTCCGGGTCGTCGCCGTGCTTGGCCTGCAGCTCGAGCGCCTTGGCGCCGATCTTCGACTGGCGGAGCTGCGCGTTGACCGCGTGCAGCCACGACTCCATGTGGTGCACCGGGTCGCTGGTGTCGACGTACGTCCAGTTGCCGGACGTCAGGTGCGAGTAGGTGATCTTCTCGGTGTCGCCGTAGATGCCGGCGGCGAGCGTCGACGCGTTCTTCCAACGCTGCATGCGGCCGTAGTCGTCGGCGAAGGCGCCAGTGATCTCACCCGCACGGGTCTTGATCGACTTCTGGCCCGGGTCACCGAAGATGCCGTAGGCCTTGCGGCGGCCCTCACGGCCACCGGTCCGGTACAGGTGCAGCCGCGCGCGCAGAGCGTCCCGCTCTTTGAGCAGGTCGTCGTACGCCTCGTCGACGATGTCACCGTCGTTGGTGGCGCGCCACGCGTCCTCGAACTTCTCGATGTCGGTCTCGAGCGCGGTGAGCGCGTTGTCGTCCGCGGCCGCAGCGAAGTGCTGCTTGACGCGGGTAGCTCCACCAGCCGTGGCGATGCCAACCGTCCGCGGAGCGGCGTGCATGGCGAAAGCCAGCGGGCCCACCTTGGCGATCGCTCGCATGTCCGAGTCGGCCAGGTTCCGCATGATGTAGGCCTGCGGGCGGGTGCCGAGCTGCAGGAACTTCCACATGTTGGTGAGGCCGGCGAGACCCGTCTTCATCAGCTCTTCGGTCTGCCACGCCCGCATGTTCGCGTTGGTGATCGTGCGCGCCAGGTTGTCGGCCCGGTAAGTCTTCTCGCCCACAGCGCCATCGAAGAGTCGCCGGCTGATCTCCGCGATGCGCCCCGGGTCGGGGGCGCGGTCACCCTTCACCCAGGCAGCCATGTCGGTCACCCAGTTGGAGTGCTTGTGGAGGACATGCTCGAGCGCCTTCATGTCGGGCAGCGGGATCGTGTTGACGATCTGCGTGTCCAGCACGTAGGTGGGTTGACCGTTGCTGTCGATGCGGATGTCGCCGCGCTTCGCCTCGCCGTCCGGGCCCACCAACTTGTGGGCGGTGAACATGCGGGCGGTGAGCGCCGAACGGTGCCGCTCCCAGGTGTAGTCCTTGGCCAGGTCGTTCTTGACCAGCTGGAGGACCTCGTCGGTGAGGTGCGGGTTCTTCGCGCGGTACGCGTCGATCACCGAGTCACGGGCCAGGCCGATCGCCA